AAGAATACTGTCTTGGGTTTTGGTTGGTTGGCAAACCAAACATCAAGCGATGTTCATACCCATCAGCAAAACGTACTGTTCTGGTGATTGGCGCAAGATCTTTTTTAACACTAAATGAAGGTTCTATGTTTGGAAAACTAGCCATTAACTTAACAAACCTCCCGGCCTTTGTTGTTGTATTATTTCTGACTGAATTGCAGCAGCCAAAGCCTGACCAAACTCTTCTGATTGTTCTGCATCACCTTCAACAGAGCTACCAGAAGCGTCTACGTTTACGACAATATTACCAATTCCTCCAGAACTTTGCACTCCAAGTTTTCCATTAGCACCTCTTTTTAAAGGCATTATGGCTTCTGGGCCTGCTTCCCCCATAAGTCCCATTCCATTTGCCATAGGAAATATAGTAGGTTTTGAGACTATGCCTCCCATTGCATATGGAACAATTTTGTTTTGAGCAAATACATTACCTTTGGCATTTCTACTGTAACCACTAAAACCTTGTGGATTACTTGGCATACCTGTTCCGTATGTAGGATCTACAATATTACCTTTTTTAATAACTCCACCATCAGCTAAACCGGGGAACAAGAAGCTAAATAAAGGCTTAACTACTGCTGCCCTTACTAACATTCTTGTTAAATCAGCAATAATAGACCTAGCAAGATCGCTAAAGTTTAATTTTCCTGTTTGTACAAACTTAACTAAAGCATCTTCCATACCTTTAAAAGCATTAACAAATGCTTGTTCAGCTTGTTTTGCTGTATCAAATGCAGATTTAGCAAAAGTTGCAAGTGGGCCACCATCTTCGCCTAAACCAGCTAACCCCTTGCTCTCTTCCTTTTTGCCAAATGTTTCATTGTCATCAATTAAATTAAATGGATCAAAATTATACATTTCTGCAAATCGTTTCATGTTTTCCTTGAATTGTTCACCTGTTTCTTTTAAACCTAAGTCTGCAATTCTAAACGCTTCTTTAAAATCAAGTTTCATAATATTCCATTGTATTTTATATAAATCAACTAATACTCTTGTTAAAAATCTAACACCCTCAATAACTGTAAATATAGTTGAGCCAAGTATTCTTATCGTGCCATTTATTGCCAACATAGCACCCTCAGACTCAAGGATAGCTAAAGTCATCTCTCCAAATGATTTTTGGAAAGCAGCACCTATAGGTTGAGCAGCTTTACCAATATCTCTTTTCAATAAATCTTGTAATGTTCTCAATCTTTGCCCTGCATCAGCACCCGACTTAGCAATTTGTATCGCTGTATCTCTAAAATCTACATTTAATTTTTCAGCAAATTTGATAACCTGATCCAATCCAACAACACCATCTCTCAAGTCTTTCTGTAACTGCTGCAAACTACTACCATTAGCTTCTGCAAATTTCACAACAGCACCAGCTAGTCTTTCACCCAACTGACCTTGTAGTTCTTCAGCAGATACCTTACCTTTACCAAAGATCTGCGACATGGCTCGAATCGCAGATTGTACATCTTCTGCATTACCACCAGTTGCTTTAATAGAGTTTGAAACTCCTTCAAAAACTACTTGAGCTTGTTCAATCGTACCGCCAGCACCAAGAACAGATGCAGCTAATTGAGTAAATTGTTTGGTTGATGCAGCTATAGGTACATTTAATCTTTTTGAATTGTCAGAAATTATTTTTAAAGCCTTGTTATAATCTCTTTGGTTTTTTACAACACCTTTTAAAGCTATTTCTAACTTGTCAATTTCTGCTGAATATATTGCAGCATCTTTAATATAACTAAAACCACCAACAGCAGCATCTATTCCAAGACCAATACCAGCACCAGCTATACCTCCAGCCATCCCCCCTTTTGCAAATCCAGCAATACCACCTATTTGCGCTCCAGCAGGGAGGTATCTACCTACAGCACCCATTAAAGCAGTTGATCCTCCAGCTTTAAATCCAGCACCAAGCTTCATCATCATGCTTGACTTCTGTTGTGTATTTAAGAGTGCCTCCATTTTGGCTCTCAAACTATCTATTTCTCCCCCAAGTTTTTTATATGCTGCGCTTCCAATTCCAACATTATCTTTTAGTTGTTTTAATGCAGCTATTTGCTGATTAAATGTATTGACACTACGCTGACCCCTTCTGTCATATGAAGTTATTGATTTAATAGCTTTATTTAGTTCAGTTTTATTTAGTCCAACATTCTTGTTTAATTTCGTAAAAGTAGAGGAAAGTTTCCCAAGTTTTGTTATGCCTTCAACTTTTAATCTTATTTCTTCTATATTGACATTTTTAGCCACTATTTTTTCTCCTTATTCATTTCTGTCAAAGCAACTTGTTCCATAAGTTGTAAGCCTTCCAGCATTTCTTTGCGGTTATCCACATGATAAAGGTCAAACAGTCCTCCATCAAGTAATAAAACCTCGTACTTTAATCCTACTACACCTCCAAAGGTTGTGTTCCATTGTGTCTGACAACGTAGAAACATATTTACAATATCCCAATTTTCTTGAAAAACCTCAAAGTCTTCTTTCTCTTCTGGTTGCTCCTCGATTTTCACACCAAACGCAGCAGCGTCTTTTTGTGTTTCATCTATAACTTGTTTGCCACCCGAAGCCCAATATAAGGCAGCATCAGTTAGTTTCCCGATTGCGCATTTGCATAGAATTTTTTAAAAGCATCTAAAACTCCAGCCACAAAATCTATATCTTCTGCAAATTCTTTTAATGCTTTATCTGAAAACTCTATAGGTGTACCATCTTCTTCATTAATATCTTCCCAGCCAACTAAAACTTTTTTAAGTGCTTCAAACTCCGTAGAAGAATCAAAAGTATCAAGTTCTTTTCTTGATAAACGTATAAATTTACCAGTAAAACTTGTTGAATCAAACTCACCAATGTTTATTTCACTAGGAGTCTTAACTTCCACAGGCCAAGGATATACCTTGGTCTTTTTTCTAACAAATGCCATAAATCATTATATATACTTCTTTACTCTACCTTAGTAGTCAATACTTACTAAGTAAAGACTAACTCCATTTCATTATTAGCTGCGCTTGGAACAAGAGTGTATGGAATTTCTAGCATTGTTACTCCATCAGCTTCTCCATAAGAAATGTCACCAATATCTACTTTTGTACTTGTAAATCTAACGATATTACCAGCAGTAGTTCCATGAGTAAGTGTCAAGTTACCAAGAGAAGTGTCAGTTAAAGCAGCAGCGAAATAATCTTTAGATGCAAGTGCTGGTGCTTCAATGGTTACAGAGCCGTTAGCTGCTCTATCAGTCAATAAAACCTCTTTTGTGCCACCAACAAGTTCTCTATAAACTAAAGTGTTTCCTATATCCATTGAGAAGTTCATTAAAGCTCCGGCAAAAGATAACAACTGGAAACTACTTGTATTTCCGTTTTTAAAGATTAAAGGTGTTGCTTGATTTCCATATGTGACTGAAGGAAGTGCAGTATCAGTAGGAGCATTATAAATTCCAGTAAATGTAAAGTCGATTGTAGGTATAGCTCCAACTTCACAACTTAAAGCAAAAGTTCCTCGACAACCTGTAACGATATGTCTGACACCATCCACGTTGTAGTGAATAGTGACTGAAGCAAAAGTATCTGATTTAGGTGTATAAGTAACAGTATCGTTACCACCACCACTCACTTCGTCTGTAATGGCTTCGGCCAAACCACACGCTTTTAAGGCACTTGCATACCTAGGGGGAGTCCCACCTGTCCCAGATCCAGCAAGTTCTACACTAAAAGTACACTCGACTTTGGTGTTTGCTAATAACTGCTCAGATGCACCTAAATAAGGTCTAACTACATCCCTGTTAACCACATCACTTGACTGCGGTGTGATCGTTAAATCAGTTACTAGAACAACGTCTGTTGCTGAAGGAGTAGGATCAGTTCCGTAACTGCTCTCGGCTTCAATTAAGATTACTCTCTTCCTTGTCAGTTGTGCCATCTTTGATTACCTCTATGAAGGGTTTTGCTTGTGAAGTGTATGTTTTATATTAAACCCTTTGGGTTGTTAGGGTTAAAAATCATGTTGATAAATCGTTATAACTACTCCTGTAATCCACTTCGTAGTCACAGGATATAACCCCTGCTGGTTGATCTGCCTCAACAACGTCAAAAGTTACTGTTAACGGCCTTACATCAATCGCAAGTCCTCCCAAAGTTGGATCGCTTACCATTTTTGTATGCAAACTTTCAATAGTAGGATCTGCTGTAGTGTCAGGTGTTTGTGATCTAACAACAACAACAACTCTTACTCTTAAAGTCCAATCTAGTTTTAGATAGGTTGCACTATTAACAGTAGGCTCATCTGTAACAAACTCTAAAACCAAAGAAGGAGTTTCACCTCTTGTCATTGGTTCGACACGACTTCTGTAGATGCGAGTTCCTACACCTGTAGTTCCTGTAAGATTGGTTTTGATTTTTGCTAATATTTGTTCTCTTTTACTAGCCATTTCAAACCTTCATTAATGAAACTATAGATAAAGTACCATCATCTATTTTTCTAGCACTTCTAACCTTATATTTGACATCACTAACTTCTAATTGTGTGTCATAAGCTAAAGAACCAAGATCAGTTGTTTTAACTGTTAATTGATAATCAGTAGTTAATACACGATCATCAGCAACAATCTCATCAGGCTGCTCTAAAATTCCTTTATAAGTAATGCCGTCATAGAAAACATCTTCAGAAAAATCTCCAAAGAAAGTATCTAGATCTTCTTTAAAAGCCATGAGAAAAAAAAAGCCCTCTGTTGAGGGCTAACCTTTTAGCTATACTTCTTAACACCAACCAAGTTGATGCTGAAAGTAAATGTTGGTGATGAACCACCGATTGTTTGTACAATCTTGATAT